TCTTTGATCAGGACAGCAAGCAATATGACCGCTCTGATGCTATGTGGGCTATGGAAATGTTCTCCATGACGCCTAAAGCGTTCGAGGCTGAATACCCTGATTCCATCGCGGCAAGCCTTTCTCGTGATGACACTGGCACTCAATATGACTGGTCAACGCCAGATGCCATCTATGTTGGACGTTACTACGAAGTCCGCATAGAGAAGGTGAAGCTCACGGCGTGGCGCAACCCTGTTAGCGGAGAAACGGCAATCTATGATGAAGATCAAATCAAAGATATTGTCGACGAGCTAACCGATGGCGCATTCGAACTGATTGGTGAGCGAACGGTGAAGAAACGCCGCGTTTATTGCGGCCTTCTGTCTGGCGCTGAATGGCTGGAAGAACCGAAGCGTATTCCGGGCGAACATATTCCACTCATCCCGGTATATGGGCGTCGCTCATTTGTTGATAATCAGGAGCGAATCGAAGGCCACGCAGCAAAAGCGATGGATGCACAGCGTCTTGAGAACCTGATGGTTTCCATGATTGCAGATAACGCCACTCAGGCTGGCGGTGATGGCATTCCTATCGTGGATGTTGATTTCATTCCCGGCCCATTAATGAATCACTGGGCAGAGAGGAATAAGAAAAGACCTGCAGTTCTTCCTATGACCAGCAAGAAGGACAAAAACGGAACAGTCATTTCAGAAGCTCAGGTTGCTGGCTGGACACCTCCGACACAAATGCCGCCAGCTCTTGCCGGGCTATTGCAGTACACCGGAACGGCTATTCAGCAAATTACAGGTGCGTCGCAGCTTGAGAACATGCCGAGCAACGTCGCTACCGATACCGTTGATAGCATCTTTAACCGGATGGACACGCAGTCCTATATCTACATGGACAACATGGCTAAATCCATGCGCCGTGCTGGCGTCGTGTGGCTTTCTATGGCTCGTGAAGTCTATGGCAGCGATACGCCAATGCGCATCGTTAATGAGGATGGCAGCGATGACGTGGCGCTGATGACTGGTGAAGTGGTTGACCGTCAGACAGGGCAGGTTATCGCGCTTAACGACCTTTCGCAGGGTAACTATGAAGTGACTGTCGATGTCGGTCAGTCGTTCGCTACTCGCCGTGACGCAACGGTTAAGTCGTTACTTTCCATGCTGGCACTTATCCCGCCCGGAACGCCGAAACACGACCTTGTATCGTCGATGATCCTCGACAATATGGACGGCGAAGGGATGGACGACCTTAAAGAATACAACCGCAATCAGTTGCTTCTGTCTGGAGTTATCAAGCCGAGAACGCCAGAAGAACAGCAGATGGTTGAGCAGGCGAAACAACAACAGGCCAGTCAGCCAGATCCGGCTATGGTTGCTGCGCAAGGTCAGCTTCTTGCTGGTCAGGCTGAATTGCAGAAAGCGCAGAACGAGCAGGCAGCCATTCAGGTTAAAGCATTCCAGGCACAGACTGATGCTCAGGTTGCAGCGGCAAATGTTGTGAAAATCCTCGCATCTGCCGATAGCCAGCAGAAATCTGATATCCGCGAGGCTCTGAAACTGCTCGGACAGTTCCAGCAACAGCAAGGAGACAATGCCCGTGCTGATGCAGAGCTTGTCCTGAAAAGTCAGGCACAGGGCCATGCGCAGCGCATGGACATCAGCAGCATCCTGCAAAAATCAACTCAGCAACAACCACAGCAGTAATTAACCCATAACGTGCAATGGCTGTCTTTATGAGGCCTGGCACCCTATTGCCTTCCGATGGGCTGAACATCGAGTAAACAGGGGTAACAAATGGACCAGATGGCAGAAAACACACCAGAAGTTGAAATCGAAACCGACGCGTCAGAGCAGATTCCTGATGATGTCGAACTGGCTGAAAAAGTCGAAACAGAAGATGGCAGTGAGTCCTCAGGCAATGATGCAGAGGAGGCTACTGAAACTGATGACGACGAATCAGAACAGGAATTCTACTTTGGTGACGAAAAGCTGGATTCGCCAACCAGCGAAGATGGCGCTGAGCATGGACTGGTAAAACACCTGCGC